GCTGGAACAGTTGGCACTGCCAACATCACCAACAATGCCGTGACCTATGCCAAACTTCAGCAGGTTGCCGCAAATTCATTAGTGGGTAATCCGACAGGCGCATTAGCTAATGGCCAAGGTATTACTTTAGGCAATGGCCTTTCCTTCAATGGAACAACCCTACAGGTGAATGGCGGTCTGGCTCAGCAAGCTGTGGTTAACCTTACCTTGTCTCAGTGGCAGGGTATGTTTGCAACCCCGGTTCAGCTGTTACCTGCCCCCGGCGCTGGCCTCATGAACATTGTTGATAGTCTCTATATCAACCTGGCCTTTGGTAGTGCTGTCTTAACAGGAGGTGGTGTGGTGGGCGCGCAATATGGCACTACTATCCATCTAGGTGGTGA